CTGGACATACTCTATGCCACACAAAACCAGGAAATACAACTAAAGATCCTTTAGGTAATATCTCAGTGCATTTACGTATATTAGGTTTTTTATCAGGATCTAAATTTCTAAAATCAAATTCTAATTCACCACCTTTATAATTTTTTGGATCAGATAATGTAACAGTTACAGATAGTTTTCTAATTTTACCGTGTGATGGATCACCTTGTTGTCGTTGATAAGGTTGATCCCAACCATCACAATGCCAATCATAATACTGGCCTTTTTTATATTTTGTAAACTGACAAGACTCACTAAAGTCCCATTGAAAATTCCAACCAGCACTTGCATTTGCTTGATGAATATAAGGTTGTATTTCTTTATATATCCATCTATCATTCATCCACACAACGTCAGAATTTCTTTTTGTTTTTAAATCTTTAATTTGTTTTTTATTTAATTTTTTAGCATCACCATAACCACCAGTAACTGCCATTTGATCTTGCATTTGATGACCGTATTTTACTATGTCATCACAGATACGCTCTGGAATTGCTGATTGAAAATACCAATAATAGTTTGTTAGGTTCATATGTCTTTATGAACTTAATATAGCATCTGCTATGAAATTGTCAATGTGCCTGAAGCTGTAAACTTAGCTATTTTATTTCCACCTGGGTGAGTTGATATTGTAGCTGATGGACTTGGGCTAGCAGTAAAAGTAACTGCACTCGGTCCTCTAAGAACAACAATACCGGATCCACCACAACCAGCTGATGAAGGACTAGATTTAGCACCACCACCTCCAATACCTGTGTTAGCAGAACCACTAGATCCAGAACCACCTGAAGAATTTTTTCCTGTTCCTCCAGCTGCATAAGTAACATCAGATCCTGTAATTGTGTTAGGAACTCCAGATCCAGCTGCACCACCACCAGGCGAAGGTGTACCACCTGCACCACCTGCACCACCACCTCCAGCAGCGATACCTGTGCTATTACCAGGACCATTACTACCACCGTCATTTCCTTGTGGTGGACTAAATGAAGGAGTATTTCCAGATCCACCAGGAAAAGTAGAACCTACCGAAGAACCACCTCCACCACTACCTGATCCTCCTGGTTTACCATTTGAAGATCCAGATCCACCACCACCTCCTCCAGCAGTACCTGTAAATTTATCTGTTCCTTCTACTCCACAAACATTAAATACTGAATCAGTTCCATTAGGTCCATGGCCTGGTGCTTGAGCACCACCACCGCCAACTGTTATAACATAATCTCCTGGAGTTAAAAATATTGAAGAAGCTTGTAATGGACTTGGTCCATATCCTGAAGCCCTGTAACCACCAGCTCCACCTCCACCACCAGATTCACCTGAAGGCACGGGAGCGTTACCACCAGCTCCACCACCTCCTACTACTAAGTAGTCATAATTAAACCCTACTTCTGGCCATGTTCCTTGAGACTTGGCACTAAATTGACTTTGCATTGACCACACACCACTTGCTTTACTTAATTCTTTTATTGCCACCACACCTGATCCACCTGATCCGCCGTCTTCTGTACATCCTGCTCCACCACCGCCACCACTACCAGTGTTAACAATACCTGCTCCTGCTACTCTTGTAGTAGCTGGATTACTTGATGCACCTCGTCCACCTACATTACAACTTCCACCATTTGCTGAACCAGTTCCTGGCGAAGCATTTCCACCTCCACCACCTGCAGCTAAAACTCCTGAGTTTGGTAAACCTGCATAACTTGGACTAAAATCTGTTCCTGCACCACCTCTTCCAGCATCTCCAAAAGGAGAAGTGTTTTGAGTCTGTGCTGCATCTAATCCTACACCTCCGTGTCCACCACCACCGCCACCCATTTCTCTACCGGGAGGACCTAAACCATGCGCTCCTGCACCACCTGGGTTTCCTTGACCTGCTACTGCACAACCTTTTGTTGCTGGAAAAGCTCCTGGATTACATGTTCCTGAACCTGGATTAGCTCCACCTCCACCTGATCCACCTGGACCTCCTTTACCGGGTCCTAATGGGCCACCTGGTCCTCTTGCAGCACCACCGCCACCACCACATGCTTGAACTACATTTGCTGAATTAATTCCTGTTACTGTTGTGTTACATCCTGTGTTATATGTCAAAGGTCCTGATGGGAAAGCTGGATTACCACTTGTAGCTCCAGCACCAATTACAACTGCTGCAGAACCACATACTGTAATATCTTGTTGAACAACACCTCCTGCTCCACCGCCACCACCATTAGGTGCACCTTGACCACCACCTCCGCCACCACCAACTGCTAAAACATTTACTATTTTAGTTCCTGGTGAAACAGGTGAAGTTCCTGATCCTGTTACAACTTTAACAGCACACTTTCCAAAAGAGGCTTTATTAATTTTACCGATTATTCCGCCATTAGATCTGGCCATGTCTTAAGTCTCCTATTCGGACACCCAAGCTGAGCCACTCCAATTATATTTGGTAGGTGTTTCCGATTCGTCGTTTGATTTTATTGCTTCCCAACCTTGTGTGTTGTCAGCGTCGTATTTTGTTTCGTTCCAAGAAATTATATATCTAACATCACCTTCTTCTGTAACTGTTGGATGAGTTATAGGTGCTTGCCAATCGTCACTTGAATCTAATGACCATGAAGCATGAGGTTGTTGTGTTAAAAATTTATCTTTTACAGGATCATATATCATTCCGATACCTGCATACATTTTTCTAAAATTATGATTGTAAGAAGTTTGTTTCCAAATACCACCTTTAAAAAAATTAATACACCATGTTTCACCATCTTGGTGCATGTCTGAAGGAACGCAATCGTTTCCTACAACTACTACTCTTTCAACTACTTGATGAGTATCCGATGTAAATCCTGTTGGATCTGTTTTTGTTTTTAATTCTGCGAAATGTGCCATATTTTTACTCCTTAAATTTCTATTTTATATTTTAATTTTAACTTATTGTCAACGTTCCAGTTACAGTAAATGATGCTACTTTACATCCTCCAGCTGGTCCTGGTAATGTTGCAATACTATTAGTTCCTGGTGCAACACTTGCTGTTGTTGATCCTGGTACACGTACTACTACAATTCCTGATCCACCTGCAGCTCCTACTGCTGATCCAGTATTTGAACCACCACCTCCACCACCACCAGTGTTTACTCCACCTGCTGTAGCTGTTGGTCCACCACCTGTTGATCCGGTACCTCCACCACCAGCTCCGCCAGATCCTTCGGTTTGACCACATCTTATTCCACCTCCACCACCACCTGCATATGTTACTGTACTATTTGTAATTGTGTTAGGCGCACCAGCTCCACCAGCACCTGCAACACTTCCACCTGGAGCAGCAGATCCGCTACCGGTAGCTCCACCACCTCCACCACCAGCATATCCTGGACCAGCATCACCTCCACCACCACCTGGATTTCCTTGAGAAGGACTTACAGGAGGTGTATTACCAGCACCACCAGTGTCTGATGGTTGATGGCTTCCTCCACCACCAGAACCTCCAGCGTTTGATGATTTACCCTCAACACCACCTCCACCACCACCAGCAGATGTTATTGTTGAAATTGTTGAAACGTTTCCATTATTTCCTGTAGAATTGCAGCTTATGGGACTGCCTGGAATTTGTGCTCCACCACCACCAACTGTGACTGTATAAGCGCCTGGTGATAAGAATAATGCACTTCCTTGTAAAGGAGAAGGTCCATATCCTGAAGCCCTGTAACCACCAGCTCCACCACCTCCATGACCAGCTCCACCACCGCCGCCACCACCGCCACCACCAGCAACTACTAAATAATTTGCTGTAGTAACAGTTGGATCACCATCAGAAATTGTTAAACATCCCGATGCTGTAAAACTTGCTATTTGATCTATACCACTTACTGGGTTTGCTGCATAAGAAACTGAACCACCTGGAGTCGTTGCTAATATAACTCCTTGACCTGCATTTGCTCTTGCGACCACGATACCTGAACCACCTGCTCCACCGACACCACCACCAGCACCACCACCTCCACCACCACCAGTGTTAATTCCTCCTGCTCCTGCATCAGTAGGGTTAGAAGAACTTCCAGTACCACCACCTCCAGTACCAGGATTTCCAGCAGTACCACCCTGATCGGCTCCACCTGCACCTCCACCAGCGTAAGATGTAGCTGTCCCTGTAATTGCGTTTGGTGCTCCTGCACCTCCATTACCGCCAGTGTTTCCAGAAGCAGCACTTGCAACAGCAGTAGCTCCACCACCTCCACCACCAGCTTCTGGTGAACCATTTCCACCATTATTACCTTGTGAAGGACTAACGGTTGGAGTATTACCTGCTCCTCCAGAACCGCTACCAGCACCACCACCACCTGATCCACCTGGTTGTCCAGCTCCAGAAGGGGCAACTGCTCCATAACCACCTCCTGTAGAAGTGATTGTTGAAAATACTGAATCAGATCCTCTACATCCAAATCCACCACTTGGATAAGGTTCTTGTGCTGCACCAGCTCCAACTGTTACTGCGTATGTTCCTATACCTAATTCTTGCGATGATCCTTGTAATGGACTTGGTCCATAACCTGATGCACGATATCCTCCTGCACCAGCTCCACCACCTCTTCGACTACCACCAGATCCACCACCAGCGACTACCATATAATCTATGTTTGCTAATCTTGATGGCCATGTGCCATTTTCTAATTGATCTATTTGATCATTAAGACTCCAGACTCCTGAAGCCTTATCTAATTCTTTTACGACCACAATTCCTGATCCACCTGCAGCTCCATTAGAAGTTCCACCAGAACCTCCTCCTCCGCCGCCAGTATTTACAGTTCCAGCAGTCCCAGCTCCTCCATTTGCTGCAGCTCCACCACCACCAGCTCCACCAGCTCCTGCACTTATTGGAGCTAACGCTCCGCCACCTCCACCACCAGAGTAAGTTACTGAAGATCCTGTTATCGTATTTGCTGTTCCAGCACCACCGACTCCACCTGTACTTGGAGAAGCATCTGCACCGACAGCATTAGCTCCACCGCCACCACCAGCAGCATAAAAACCACAATTACCATTACCACCTGTTCCACCGTTATTACCTTGAGGAGGATTTGTAGGAGGTGTATTACCACAACCTTTTACTGCACCACCACTAGATGAACCTCCACCACCTCCAGATCCACCAGGAATATTTGCACATCCGGATCCTTTTCTTCCACCACCTCCACCTGTAGATGTTATTGGGTTTGATGTAAAACCT